CGCCAGCAACAGCAGGCACAGCAACAACCTCAACAGCATAATGAAATTTACCGTGGAGTAAAGTTCACTAAAACTGAAGGAGGTAAATGAAATGAAAATCGCTTTTGTAACATATCTCAAAAATAAGAGCAAGAAAACTGCTAAACTTCACAATGCTGAACTAAATATGGCAAAAAGACCACAAGTAGCGTGATTGAAGATTACTACCACGAAAAAGATCCCGACAATCGTAAACCTGCTTGCTATCTTCTAACTTACAGAGGAGTGAAGTATTGGCATTGTTATGGAATTCATTTAATGGAGTGGTTTGAGAAGATGTTTAAAATTCAAAGGGAGGATTGACATCCTCCTTTTTTTTGTCTATACTTGTATGAGTTCATTTTAGTATTGATGTCATCTAAAACAAGTGTTAAGGTCAAAGACCTCCATGAAAAATATCCACATTTTGAAACTGAATTTTTGAAGATGTGGAGGAATATCATTAAAGAAGCACTTGCAGGACAAGCAGCAAGGTATCCTAGTAGTAAAAGTTTGCGGGGAATTAAAAATATCGTCAAAAGACACTGGCCTTATTTTACTGAGGATGAAGCAACTAAAGTCGTTGATATGATTTCCTCTAGATTTAACAACCATAAAACACTCCCTGATTGGGAGGGATATAGAAAGAAACTACCAAACATTTTTCCAGAAACTATAATTGGTCAACTAATTTTTTCAGAAAATAAAGATGGTACATCAAGTCTTGTTGGAACGATTCCAGAACCATCTTCAGATGATGTATGCGTGATTATTATTCAGGGTTCAAAAATGAATGCTCAGTTTACTGATGTTCCACAAGATACAGCATATTCAATTTTATCCGAATTATCAAAGTCCTTAGCATAATAATGAAGGGAGGATTGACATCCTCCTTTTTTTTGTCTATAATTGATCGTGTTATAGTTCTAACAAATGAACAAAGAAAAAATAAAATTGATTGTAAGAAATCTTGAACTACTTGTTCAATCACTAAAGGAAGAACTTGATTTGGAAGATAGACCACAATATAATTACGAAGAAATTACAACCCACTTATCTGATTACGACGAAGTATTTTATGACGATGAAGATGAATAATGTTCCAGAAGAGTTTGAGTTTATGAAACCAGAAGTAAAACTCATATCAGTAACTCCCGATGCTGAAAAGCATATGGCATACTGTGCAAGGGTTTCAAATCCATCAAATCAAACTAATCAAAAGTTTGCAGGACTTCTTAAGTATTGTATTGAGCATCAACACTGGAGTATCTTTGAGCAAGCTTCAATGACACTTGAGATTAATACAACTAGAGGTATTGCTGCACAGATTCTAAGGCATCGCTCTTTTACATTTCAAGAGTTTTCTCAGCGTTATGCAGATACAAATCTTTTAGCAAATACTATTCCTCTTCCAGAACTTCGTCGTCAAGACACTAAGAATCGACAGAATTCTATTGATGATATTCCTGATTATCTAAAACTTACTTTACTAGAAGATATTCGCATTCTTTTTGAACACTCTCAACGTGTTTATGATCGTCTTCTAGAAAAAGGTGTAGCGAAGGAGTGTGCAAGGTTTGTGCTTCCTCTAGCAGTACCTACACGACTTTATATGACTGGTTCAGTTCGTTCCTGGATTCATTATATTGATCTTCGTGCTGCACACGGAACTCAAAAAGAACATATGGATATTGCTGAACTAGCACGTTGTATTTTCTGTTGTCAGTTTCCTAATGTTGCCGAAGCACTTGGATGGAGTCGTGGAGAAGAATGTCCAGAATGTTCTGATGCACGTTCAGTAACTCTTGAATAAATATCCTTACATACAATGGAGGAAAATCTTTGGCAACATATCCTGTGATTAATAAAAACACTGGTGAACAGAAAGAAGTTGAAATGAGTATTCATGAATGGGACCAGTGGAAAAAAGATAACCCAGAATGGGATAGAGATTGGTCAGACCCATCAACTTGCCCTGCGACGGGTGAGATAGGAGAGGTTTATGATCGTCTCAAAAAATCTCATCCAGGTTGGAATGATGTTTTGCATAAAGCATCAAAAGTGCCAGGTTCAAAAGTAAAACCAGTTTAATTTTATATGGCAAGAAGAAATCGTAAAGAAGATCAACCAATTGGCGTCGGAATGACCACTAAACAAATGAAGAGGAAAAAACCAATCAATATTGATTTGATGAGGGAGATTGATCCTCTTACTGAAAATCAAAAAGTTCTCTTTGAATCTTACAAAAAAAATCAAAATGTTGTAGCATATGGTGTTGCGGGAACTGGTAAAACATTCATTACACTCTACAACGCTCTTCGTGATGTTTTAGATGAAAGAAGTCCTTATGAGAAAATCTATATCGTAAGGTCTCTTGTTGCTACTCGGGAAATTGGTTTTCTTCCTGGAGATCATGAAGATAAGTCTTCTCTTTACCAAATTCCATACAAGAATATGGTGAAGTATATGTTTGAGATGCCAGATGATCCATCCTTTGAAATGCTTTATGGAAATCTAAAAACTCAAGGAACGATTAGTTTTTGGAGCACTTCTTTTATTAGAGGAACTACTTTAGATAAAGCAATTATTATTGTGGATGAGTTCCAAAACTTAAATTATCATGAGTTGGATTCTATTATCACTCGTGTTGGTGAAGATTCAAAGATTATGTTCTGTGGTGATGCTACCCAGAGTGACTTAATTAAAACAAATGAAAAGAATGGCATCATTGACTTTATGAAAGTTCTTCGTATTATGCCATCAATTGATATTATTGAATTTGGAGTTGAAGATATTGTTCGCTCTGGATTGGTAAAAGAATATATTCTTGCTAAAATGGAACTTAATCTATGACATTTGTTCATCATAATTACTTGGGTGATCTTGAACTAGAAAAGAAAGAACAAAATGGCATCCGTTTGTACCACCTTCCAAGTGGGCAATGGGTGCCTTCTATTACTTCAGTCACTTCATTTTATAACAGACAGATTTTTGTTGAGTGGAGAAAGAGAGTTGGTGTAGAAAAAGCAAATGCTATTACTAAAAAGGCAACTGCAAGAGGAACTGATTTTCACCAAGTTTGTCAAGATTATCTTGAAAATAAAGAACTAAATTGGGATGATTATCAACCCTTAACAAAGTTCATGTTTTATCATGCTAAACCTTATCTTGATAAGATAAATAATATCCATGCGATTGAAAGAACTCTTTACTCGGAATACTTAGGACTTGCTGGAAGAGTAGATTGTATTGCTGAGTATGAAGGAGAACTTGCTGTTATTGACTTTAAGACATCAGATAAAATAAAACCAGAAGAGTGGATTGAAAATTATTTTGTTCAAGAGATGTTTTATGGAACTGCTTATTATGAACTTACTGGCAAATCTATCAAAAAATTAATTACACTGATGGTTACTCCTGGTGGAGAGGTAAAAGTATTTGACAAAAGAAACAAAGGAGACTATATTAAACTATTAGTTCGCTACGTTAAAGAATTTGTACATCACAATACTAGGTCAGATGGAGAATGAATTAGAAAAATTATTAGAAAATAAATTTTTTTGTCCATCACGGTTCGCTCAAGAGATTGAAAGTTTAGTTCAAACAAACGCAGATATGAATTACATTGATGCTATTGTATATTTTTGTGAAAAAAATAACATTGACTTGGAGTCTGTTCCTAAACTTATTTCAAAACCACTGAAAGAAAAAATCAAGTATAATGCTATGGAACTTAACTTTTTAAAGAAAAGTTCCCGTGCCAAATTACCTTTCTAATAAATGATGCCATATGATGCTTATAAAATGTATCTATCCTTAAAAAATCATTTCACTAAGGATAGTTATGATTATTTCAAATATTGCAAAAAGTCAAGAGCAACTGTTCAATCATTTTATAAAAGAAACGATCGTTTTTGGTTTGAAAAAATATCAAGACAAAAAACCGATAAGGAAGTAGAAGATTTTTTTATTGCAAACTTTGTTTCCTGTGATGATCCAGAATCACTTTGGATTGGCGAAATGATTAGGGAGGGTGAGCAAAGATACCAAAATTGGCAAAAGAAAATTCAATCCCTTTCCTATATCTTTAAGGAAGAATCTCAAAGTCTCTTTGAAGAAAATAAATTTGAAGAAGTTTTTAAGTGTTCAAAGGGACATCCAATACTTCTTAAAAAATTTCTGAATGGAAAAATTAGTCTAGAAACAATGGTTATCTATGACAAAATATTTTTGTTTGGGAATAAGTTTGATAAAAAACTTAAGGACCCAGTGTGGGAAACCGTAAGTCGTAGAATTAAAAAATATAATCCATTTCTAAATATTGATGTATTTCGTTACAGAAAAATTTTAAAAGAGATTGTTTTGGAGGATGCATGAGTTTCTTTAGTTCAGAAGTTGTCCGCGCAGAGATGACTCAAATTGCAGAAATGCAAGAGGAAGTTTATTCTAACGTTTTTAAATTTCCTACAATGACTAAAGAAGAAAAACTGAAGCATGTAAATCTTTTAGAGTCTCTTTTGGAAAAACAAAAAGTTCTGTATACTAGAATGAGTTTATCCGATGATCCAGAGGCGATTGAAATGAAAGAACGTGTTGTTCAATCTGCAATAATGATGGGTATGCCTCCTGGTACTGATATGAATATCATTCTCAATAACATGTCAAAAATGCTTGAAATGATGAAAAATCAGATTGACAAAACTGGTTCTGACTGGTAGAATAACGAGGTACACAAAAGCCAAATCCAATTAATACGAGGCAATCTAATGAGTTTTTCAGATCTAAAAAAGCAATCAAAACTTGGTTCTCTAACTCAAAAACTAGTTAAAGAAGTAGAAAAAATGAGTTCATCATCCAGTGGTGCTGATGAACGTCTATGGAAACCTGAAATGGATAAAACAGGTAATGGTTTTGCTGTTATCCGTTTTCTTCCTGCACCAGAGGGTGAAGAACTTCCCTGGGCAAAGATTTACTCTCATGCATTTCAAGGACCTGGTGGTTGGTATATTGAAAATTCTCTAACTACTCTTGGTCAAAAAGATCCTGTTTCAGAGTATAATCGAGAACTCTGGAATAGTGGTAACGAAAAGGATAAAGAAACTGTTCGTAAACAAAAGCGTAAACTTTCTTACTACAGCAATATCTATGTTGTAAAGGATCCTGCTAATCCTCAAAACGAAGGTAAGGTTTTCCTATTCAAGTATGGTAAGAAAATCTTTGATAAAATCATGGAAGCAATGCAACCTGAGTTTGAGGATGAAACACCAATCAATCCTTTTGACTTTTGGCAAGGTGCTAACTTTAAACTGAAGTTGGTGAAAAAAGATGGTTATTGGAACTATGACAAGTCAGAGTTTGACCGAGTTGCACCACTACTAGATGATGATGATGCTCTTGAATCCGTCTGGAAAAAGCAGTATTCACTAACTGCGGTAACTGCTCCTGACCAGTTTAAGTCATATGAAGACCTTGAGAAGCGTCTAAAGTATGTTCTAGGTCAAAAGACATCTTCTCGGGTATCCTCTATTGAAGAGGAAACTGAATATGACGATTACGTTGACAACACAGAAAATCGTGTAGTTCGTGAACTAGAGGAATCTTATACTCGTTCTAAGACTCCAACTCTTCCTGTAGTTACAAAGGAAGTTGATGATGATGAAGAAGATGCTCTATCTTATTTTCAACGTCTAGCTGAAGATTGATTAATCATATAATCTGATATTATCAGTTCTCTTCAAGGTTCTACTCACATATTGAGTAGAACCTTGTTTGTATTGCATAATTTGTTCTAAGTCAGTTAGAATTACATTTAGATACTGATTCTTGAGAACAAAAATATTTCTTTTTTGAGTTTGTATATTTTCTTCGTATTCTAAATTTGTGATTGCTCTTATTGCATCTGTTCTTTCTATGTACTCATTTGTAAAAGGATCAAAATATCTTGCGACATAATTTGAAGGAACTTCTAATCCTTTAGGAATCATAATTTGTCTTTGTGAATTTTTAATCTCTACAGTTTCATAATGATGAATACTTTGAAATTCACTTTCTGTTCCATATTTTTCTAGAAGGTATTTTTGATACGCATCTTGATTCAATGGCCACTCGGTTTGAATGTTAATGATATTATTTGAAATTAATATTAACCAATCAAGCGTTTCATCTCCATAAATTTCATAAGCAACATTATCTGGTCTATCGTCACCTTTGATTTGATACTTCTCAAAGAAAACCAAATTATTAAAAATATCTTCACGAATTATTCCTCTTTTGAAGAGATTTTTTAGAGTTACATAATCTGAAATTTGAGATTCAGAATCTCTACTTGGATATTGTATTTCTGGTATTTGTCTAAAATATGC